ACATGTAAAATAATACAGCGAAGAGTTGATCGGATAATAGAGCTGGCCAAGAATGGAATTGCAATTGAACATGTGTTCATGGATACTCTGAAAGATGAGTTGAAGCCTATTCATAAAGCACATAAAACTCGATTATTTTCGGCGGGGTCGTTGGACTACTTAATAGCCAGCAAAATGTATTTTAATGGTATTGTGGCAGTTTTACAAAAAGCACGAAACTACTCCCATATATCAGTAGGAACAAATCCGAATAGTTTAGATTGGTCGATAATTGTGAGAAAACTTTTAAATAAGAGCGAAAATGTGATAGCAGGTGATTTTGAAGGATTTGATGCCACACAAGGGTTACAATTATTACAAGGCGCTGGTAAGGTTCTTATTAAGTTATCTCAAGAATTTTGTGGAACTAGTGATGAAGATGCCAAAGTTATGTGGGTGTTGTTGATATCATTATTTAATTCAGTTCATGTTACGGGAAAAGAAATTTATGAAATGACCCACTCACTTCCCTCTGGACATTATTTGACAGCAATTATAAATTCGATATATGTTTGTTTGTCTTTTTGTACAATTTGGCAGATGGCTTTCAATAATGTTAGTTATGTGTTCGCGAGGAGATTTTTTAGGCGCTGTGGAATAGTAGCTTATGGCGATGATCATATTCTAACGGTGCCTGATGAGTATCTTGATAAATTTAATCAATTAACGATGCCGGATCTTTTTAAGAAGATCGGACTTTCTTATACCATGGAAGATAAAGATGCCGTCGCTGAACAAAAGGCGCGAAAGATATCCGAAATTTCCTATCTGAAGAGAACTTTTGAGTTTGATAGGGATAGAAACATATGGCTAGGACCCTTAGCAATGGAAACTATTTTGGAATCGCCAATGTGGATACATGCTTGTCCGGATGCACGGGCTCAAACAATTGAACAGTTAGATTGGGCTTTGAGAGAATTGTCATTGCATTCGTTAGATAAGTGGAATAGGTGGTATCCTGTGTTTAAACGACTCGGCAATGAACTAGGACATAGTACTCAATTTACGAGATGGATGGAAACGAGAGAGATTGTTTTGGAGTAATCCGTTAGATGTGATCTTTGCTTTCTGAGGTTAAAATGTCAGTTGTTAATCAGA